GTTCCGCCCTGGTCCGAGGCAGAGCTCCACACCAAGGTCACCAGCGCCCGGGAGAACGGGTCCGAACCCTTCGGCTACCTACTCGAGGCCGAGCCCCTGCGCACCGCCTACACGCCACTGACGCCCTCCACCAGCACACCCACCCTGGACGAGGGCGGCGAGGTCACCCTCCAGGATGTCCTCACCCACACGAAGAACGGGACGATCAAGAAGACCCCGGGCAACCTCGCCAAGATCCTTCGGCTCGATCCAGCATGGGGGCCCGCCCTGGCCATGAACGAGATGACCCAGGCGGTCATGTTCAACAAGAAGGATGTGACCGACGCCTTCATCGACTGGGCCCAGGAGCAGATCGAGGACCACCACGGAGTGGCCTTCGGACGCGAGGAGATGGCCTCGAAGATCATGGCCCAGGCCATGGAGACCACCATCCACCCCGTCCGGGAGTGGCTGAAGGCACTGCGCTGGGACCAGGAGGAGCGAATTCACCGAGTGGGCAAGGAGGTCCTCTTTGCCGAGAGCCCCCTATCTACCCACTACCTGCGGTGCACGATGATCGGCGCGTGCCGGCGCGTCCTGCGGCCCGGCACAAAGCTGGACACCCTGCCGGTGCTCGTCGGGGACCAGGGCCTCGGCAAGTCCACCTTCTGGCATACCCTCATTGGGGACCAGTGGTTTGGCGACAGCCCCCTGGACGTGGAATCGAAGGACGGCTTCATGGTCATGCACCGGAAGTGGTGCACCGAGCTGGCCGAGCTGGACCACACCACGGGGACCAAAGCCATCGAGCGGGTGAAATCGTTCCTCAGTTCGAGCGAGGACGTCTACCGTCCCCCCTACGGCCGCACAGCCCTGGCTTTCAAGCGCTCGGGGTTCCTGGTGGGCACCACAAACCAGGAGTCCTTCCTCTTCGATCCCACCGGCTCCCGGCGCTTCTGGCCGATCAACTGCACCCAGATCGACCTGGACCTCCTCAAGGATTGGCGCGAGCAGCTGTGGGCCGAGGCCATGGACCTGGAGTCCCACAAGGTCCCCCACTGGCTGGACCAGACCCGGGAAAGCCTGCGGGCCAAGGACGCCGCACGGTTCGAGGCTGAGGACCCGTGGGAGGAGTTGATCCACCAGGCGGTGGAACTCATCGACAACGCTGCCCGCCGAGCTGCCCAGGAGCGACCGTCCGGCTATAGCCTGTCAGGCCTCCTCACCCACATGGGCATCCCTGCCGCCCAGCACACGAACGCGGCGGGCCAGCGCCTCGGGAAGCTCCTTCGAAGGAAGGGATGGGTGCGCTCACTTACTGGAGAAAGGAGGGTTGCAGTATGGATTCCTCCCCAGGAATGAGAGGGGTGAGAGGAGCGAGAGGGGTGAGAGGGTGGTCACCGAGAGGGGTTGGAAGTGCGCAGCTATGCCATCTGAGAGGGGTGAGAGGCTGGGGGGCGATTTCCAATCCTGCCCTTTCTTCACTGTCTGTTTCTCCGTCCTTTCTCTATATACCTCTCTCACCTCTCTCTCCTCTCTCTATTCCTTATCTCTCTAAGGAAATTTTCGGAGAGGGGTTTTCAAAACGAGAGGGGCTGGCCCCTCTCAACCGTGAGGTGCCCTGTGAATGATTCCTACTCCCCTCCCCTCGGTGGCTTTTGTGAGCCCAAGCCGAAGAAGCGAAAGGCCCAACCCGAGAAGGCCGTGCAAAGGGCCATCCAGGACGCGTTCCGGCTCAAGCACCGCATTGCCCTTGTCCATGTCGATTCCGGGGCCGCAGGGATGCGTCAGGGGCAGGCACGAGGCGCTGGGGGCTACTCGGCCACCCCAGCAGGCTTCCCGGACCTGGTGGGCGTGGTTCCACCCTCTGGCCGTGCAATCTACATCGAGGTCAAGGCACCTGGTGGCAAGCCCACCGAACTGCAGGTCCGCATGCTGGCCTTCCTGGCCGCCAAGGGTGCCATTGCGTTCTGTGCCTCGTCCGTGGCGGAGGCCCTGGCTCAGTTCGATTCGCAGGCCGCAGCATGACCGGCCTGTCCTTCCTCCTCGTCGCCAACGGGCTGCCTTTCCTCCCCATTGGGCCCTTCATCGGCCAGCAGGCTCGCGCGGCTGTTGATCAGGGACTCTGGATCAATGCGCTGACCCTCGAGGTCGGGGTGAGCTGGGAGGCTGCCTGATGGGTCGTCACTCGAAGCTCCTTCCCGAACAGTGGGATGAGATTGGGCGCCGAGTGGCAGCTGGTGAATCCATGGGTGTTCTAGCGGCGGAGTTCGGGGTTGCAAAATCGAACATTTGTAGACGGTATTCACAAAAGGCTGAACGGATACGAATTGTTGCAAATAAATTAGTTGACGCGAATAGGGCACTAACGAGCCTCCCTGAGTGTGAACGACCGCTCGCCGTGCGACTGGCTGATGACCTGAAATCCATCAGCCTGAACCTGACCCGGGCGGCCAAGGCGGGGAGCGCGACGGCTGCGCACCTGGCCGAGCTGGCGGCCGAGCGATCCAAGAGCATCATGCGGACCGAGGCCAAGGACGGGATGCTGGTGGACCAGGGCGTCAGGAGCGATGTGTTTGACCTGAGCATCGCCGCGAACCGGGCCGCAGCTCCAGCCCTGCGCCTGCTGGTGGTGAGCCAAGGTCGGGACCTGCCCGCCGAGGATCCCGGGGACGAGGATGGCCTCGCCACCCTGTCCGACAAGGACCTGGATGAAATCCTGGCCATCCACGAGCGGGCGGGTGGCAAGTGAGCCCTGTCTACTCGATCAAAGACTACCGGGCAGAGAAGGCCCGGCGCTCTCTTGCCGACTTCGTAAAGGCTTCCTGGCCCATCTACGAGCCGGTCACCGAGCTCGTCTGGAACTGGCACATCGATGTGATCTGTGACCATGTGCAGGCCCTCCTGGAAGACCGGCTGATCCAGGATGGCCGGGTGATCCGGAACCTGATCATCAACGTGCCGCCGGGCTCCATGAAGTCCAGCATCCTGTCCGTGGCTGTGCCCGCCTGGATGTGGACGCGTAACCCGTCTTGGCGGGGCCTGTTTCTGTCTGGGAACGAAGGCGTGGCCATGCGGGACAGCATGAAGTGCCGGGACATCCTGGACAGCGACTGGTACCAGCGCCTGTTCAAGCCGTCCTGGGAGTGGTCCAAGGACCAGAATGCCAAGGGGCATTACCGGAACAGCCGGACAGGCTTCCGCAAGGCGCAGCCGGCCGGGTCGAAGATCACCGGGGACCGGGCCGACGACATGTTCGTGGATGACCCGAACGACGCCGCGGGTGGCAAGGCGGAGCGGGACCAGATCATCACCTGGTGGGATGATGCCGCCTCGAACCGGCTGAACGACCTCACCACGGGGCACCGCTGTATTATCCAGCAGCGCCTGCACGAGGAGGACCTGACCGGTCACATTCTGGAGAAGGACAAGCAGGACTGGGCCTTCCTGATCATCCGGCAGGAGTACGAGACGCCCCAGCCTACCGACCCGGACTTCGCGCCCACGCCGCTCGGCTGGACGGACCCGCGCACGGTGGAGGGCGAGCTGTTCTTCCCCGCCCGGTTCCCCCCTGACGTGGTAGCGGCCGAGAAGCGGATCAAGGGCAGTTCCGGTTACGCCGGCCAGCACCAGCAGCGGCCATCAGCCAAGGAAGGTGAAATCTTCCGGCGGGGCTACGTCAAGTTCTACCGCGGCATTCCGAAGTTCACGGCCACCTTCCTGTCGGCGGACACGGCCTTCAAGGAGAAGGAAAGCGCTGACTTCTCCGTCATCCTGGCGGCGGGCCAGTGTGAGGAGGCGGGGCACGCCGGGCTCTACCTACTGGACCGGTGGAAGGAACAGGCGAGCTATCCCGACCTGAAGGTCAAGGCCCGGCTGATGGGCGACCGATGGCGGCCGGACGTGTTCCTAATCGAGGACAAGGCATCCGGCCAGTCACTCATCCAGGAGCTCACGAACGACACCCTGCTGCCCGTGCGGGCGGTCAAGGCCGACACGGACAAGGTGTCCCGGGCGAACACCTGCGCACCGTTCTGGGAAGCGGGGAACGTCTACCTGCCGGAGGGCGCCGAATGGGTGGACGACTTCCTGAATCACCTCTACGGCTTCCCGAAGATGGCCCACGACGACGACGTGGACGCCTTTACACAGCTGGTGCGCTACATCGTGCTTGGCATGACCGCCCAGGGCTTCCTGGGCTGGCTTGATGGAAAGGAGAAGGAATGCCAGACCGTCCAGACGACGAAACCCGTCTACTCAGTTCAATTATGAGCGTGCCGGACCCTGACCAGGAGATCGACCTCCAGCCGGCCTTCGCCACCATGCGATCCGAGCGGGTCTACCAC